CACCATCTAGCTTCAACTGGGTCCATTGTTTCTTTATACTTCTCAAATAAAGAATCAGCTCTTTGGTTAACATGTTTGTATCCAAATCTTGGGATGACCATAACCCTAACATCTTTAAATGTCATTCTTAATAAAAATTCATATATAAACGTTAATTTCATGCTTGGTTTAAATCCACCAAATTCATCATACGTTGATTTCTTAATTACGATACCATCGATATTAAAATTTTGATATGTCAACAAAGCATTTAAATCTAAAACACCTAATTCATCAGAAAAACTATTAGCCCAAACAGCTTCATTAGTAAAACCAATAAAATTACCCGTTGAGTCAGTATCGATAACGATTGGCATAAATAAATCAACGTTTGTATGTGCTTTTCTATACTCAATCACATTTTTGAACCAGATATTAGCGTACTCATCATCAAATTCTAAGAATGAAACCCATTCTGAATTTGCTTTGCTAACACCAAGATTAACTTGGCTTGCAAAGTCTGTTTCACCATCGTTTTCAACGATGCTAACAATGTGTTTAATATTACCAAAATCAAAAGATTTAATGTATTTTAACGTTTCACTACCCTTTGGTGTAACGATAACCAATTCATCGGGTTGAACTTTTTGTTGTTCAACACTTTTTACCGCATTAGCAAACATTGGTTTTGTTATTTCATTTAATTCATGTACTGGTAGGATTACACTTATATTTGTTGTTTCTTTCATATTAATTTTTTTTAATTATGCTTCAGCAGTTGCTTTAGCTAAGATGTTATTAAATTCTTGAATTCTTTCCTCAACTAATTGTGAGTAGGTATTTTTTAAGATTTCTTTTTGATTCTCTGGTGTGTATTTTCCAGTTGATTGTTTGATGCTTTCGGTTAATTCAGTTGGTATTGAATCTTCTAACCAAACTTTCATATATGTCGCAATGAGTTCTGGGATGTTAAGTGTTGTATTTGTCCAAATACCATTATCGCTAATAGCTATATTACCTTGTTCATCTTTTGTTTCCATCCAATCGGGTACCATGTTAGGTATCTTGCCAATTACTGGTGTCCCGCACTCCATGGCTTCGATTGGGAATGTGCCAAATCCAGAACTATCATCAACCCAAACAGCTAAACAAGATTTGCTTAATTCATATGCAAATTGTTTTCTTGTTAAACCTCTTAGTTCTTTAAATGTTACCCATTTATACATTGGATATTGTAGATAAAATGATTTAGCAATTTTTGCAGCGTCACCTTGATTTCTGGTTAAGATGCTAATAACTGGTATCTTTGGTTTATCGTCTGGTGTAAAATATTTTGGGATTGAAACTGGCACCGCATGTGTTCTTGTCATTGGGAATAGACTTTTAACATAGTTTGCTTGTTTTTCACTAGTTGTGATAACATGGTTAAAACCATAATCTAAATCCCATCTTTTACCAATTGGTAGGATTTCTAATAAATAATCATAGCTCTGACAAAGAACAATTTTTCTACATGGGAATCCTTTAACTTGGTCCATGACGCTAGAAAATACTTCTGGAATTACAATAAAATCAGCAGGTGAAATATTAAGGTTTTGGTTTTCAATTGATGCGTGTGGTAACGCAGCATATTCTTCACCTAACCAATCTGCTAGACCCATACCAGAATCATCACCTTTTAATTTATAATCATTTTTTTCATGTAGAATACATGCGTTGTATCCTAATTCGTTAAGTAACTTAACATGCTCGTAAATGTTTGCGATACCTGCGCTAGGGTTACCTTTTGTGTCTAATGTGAAAAAATAAAGACTAAAATTTTTTGCGTCTAATTTTTCAATAACTTCTTTAATTTGTTGTACTTGTTTTTCGTCCATAACTTTTTTTGTTTTTTATATTTCTTTTTGTTTTATTATATTTTCTTTTAACAATGTGTTAAAAACAATTTTATATCCCAGTGGTGATTGTGATAGAGCTCTGTCAGCACCTAATGTATCATCTGATTCACCTTCGTAATCAATAACATACTCAATAAATGTCTTAAGTAAATCGTATTTTGTTGCATCTATTTCTTTGCTTCTTGGTGTTGTTCGTTCAAATATTTCTCTAATTACGATTTCACCTTTTTCGTTAAGTGTTGTTTTTTGTTCTGTTTCTACAGTAACATCTTCTGGATTTTTACCATCAATTATTGTGATGGCTTTATCAAAAGCCTTTAAGTCAATGTAAAAGATTGAGTCGCCAAATTCTAACATAAATTAAATTTCTTCGTAGGTTGTTATTTTTGTATTTAATATTTTATTTCTAAGATTTTCATCTTTAATAAAATCCAAAATTGAATCTAATTCAAAATCAGCTTTTACATCTTGGTTGTAACTAGCTTTTATTTTTATTGAGAGTTTTCCACTTGGCTTGTTTATTAAAGCGTCTGGGTTTGCGGTAATCAAAACATCAACGCCATCCCATTCTTTCGTTGAGTTTTTAACAAAGCGAATTTTATTTGCTCTGCAACCAGTTTTTGATAAAAAGAAAAATGTTGATGGGATGCTTTTATTTACTTCTTTACTGACTAGTTCAATTTCATGTTCTTCATCATCTTCAATATCCATTAAAAAATTATTGAAGTGATTCATTAAACCATCAGATAATTGGTCAGCATGACCAAATATTTCTAGGGGTGCTTCTAGGTATAGAAATTTATTTAAATCATCGACGTTATTGAATTTAAAAAATTCAATCAAATTAAAATTTGTAACATCGTTTTCTTTAATGTTAATTTCATTGATATACTTATTGTAAGTATACGCTAATTGGCCGATAAAGTCTCGTAAAACTTCATTTATTGATATGGCTATTCTCATTAAACTATAATAAGCATAAATCTAAATAAAGTCAAGTAATTTTATAAAAAAAATTATTGATTATTAGATGAACCATCCATATCGTTAAAAACTTTTTCAATTTTTTTAATCAATGGGTTTCTAACAACGTCTTCTTCACCTAATTCAATGGTTCCGATTTCATCTAAATGATTAAATTTTTCCATGATAAATTTAAGTGCCGAATCTTTATGATTTTTGTAGTCGATTTGTTTGGTATCACCTAAAAAAATCATTTTGCTATTGAATCCAATTCTGGTTAATATTGTTCTGATGTTTTTTATTGTGATGTTTTGAACCTCGTCAATAATAATGATGGCTTCATCGATATTGATACCTCTCATGTAGGCAATAGGCATAACTTCAATAACACCTTCTTGTCTTAGGGCTGCGGTTTCAACTTGGCCGATAATCTTTTCAAAATTATTCATGAATGAATAAACAAATGGTTCCATCTTTTCTTCTAGGCTACCTTTTAAAAAACCAATTTCTTCTTCTTTTAACGTTGTTACAGATTTAACTAAAACAATTTTTTTATATTTATCTGGTTGTGTTTTAAGCAGGTTTATAGCTTGATAACAAGCTAAGAATGTTTTACCGCAACCAGCTAAACCACAGCAAATTGTAATTTCTTTATCTTTAATTAATGTAATTAATTTTTTTTGATTTTCAGTTTTACATTTAACATCAACTTTCATTTTTGATAATAAATTATATGCAATTGATGTCTTTTTTTCAGGTTGTTGAGTTTGTTTTTTAACCCCACCTCTTGGTTCTGCTGTTTTTCTAGCCATGTAGTTGATTTTCTTTTTTTATAAATATTCTATTGTCTTACATTAGGGTATTCTTTTTCAAACCATTCGATAGTTTTTTTTATTCCACTCTCAAATGATATAAATTTGTAATCTGGTAAATATGATTTTAGTTTTGAATTATCGCTGGGTTTTCTATATTGACCATCTGGTTTGTCTTTATCAAAAAATATATTACCCTTAAAATTCATGTTTTCAGCTATTATTTCAACAATATTTTTAATTGATATTTCTTCTGATGTTGATAATATTATTGGCTCATTTTCAGTATAGTTTTCTAACAACCACATTGTTATATCGCAGATATCTTGAACATAGATAAACTCTCTAAGTGGTTTACCAGAACCCCAGATTACAAAATCTGTTTTATTTTCTCTAGCTAAAAAACATTTGTGTATTAGTGATGGGATTACGTGACCATTTTTTAAATTAAAATTATCGTTGGGTCCGTATATATTTGTTGGTATTACTGATTTATATTCTAAACCATATTGTTCGTTATATGACTTTATTTGTATATCCATCATTCGTTTAGAATAAGCATATGGATAGTTTGAATTGTGTGGTGGACCTAGGTGTATTTTATCTTCAGTTAAAGGGTATTCTATGTTGTCTGGAAATATACATGTTGATAAAAAAGTTAAAAGTTTTTTAACACCAAAAAGTCTACAAGCTTCAATAACATTAGTATTAATCATAATATTATCATAAAAAAATTCACCTTTATGATTCATGTTTCCACCTAAGCCTCCAACTCTGCCAGCGCAATGTATTACTCTGTCAACAACGCTATCTTTTTGTATCTTTTTATCGGTATAAAAAGAAAAAATTTCGTTGGTTGTTTTTGAATCTCTGAGGTCACATACTTTTGAGTTGAGTGCAATTAAATCACCAGTAAAGTGACTACCAACTAGCCCGCTTTGTCCTGTTACTAATAGTTTACTCATTTATTGTTTTTTAGCTTCTTTGTTGTTATATTTTTCTTCTAATTCTTTTTCAACATATTCAGTTAAAATATCTTCACCATCAATTAAAACCTCAGAAACATATTTTATAACGTAATTACCATCAAATTCGATTATCTTATCAAAATTTAATATATTATATGAATAATGTAAAAGGTCTGCGGCACCAAGTGTTTTGTTTGTTATAAATTCAACTTCATTTATATCCAAAAAACTAATATTGCGTGGTCCGAGTTTAATAGCTTTTTCTATTTCTTTAATAAAAAATTTGCTGTTCTTGTTATATTCGTCAGGATATTTGTTAACGTAAAATTCTAGTAACTTTTTATTACCATCTATTGTTCTGATGTTGATTTTTTTTGTGAAGTTTTCAATTAAAAAATTTGGGACGTATTCTCTGGTGATTTTTATTTGTGGTTCTGTTTTATTGGTGGCAAAATATTCTTTGCTTGTTATTTCACCATGCGAAACAACAAGACCGTTTTCATTGGTATTATGTATGGGTTCGTCGTATTGTTTAAAATATTTATTAACCGCGTCTTGTGTACCAATGGTAACTTCGTTATTATTAAAAACCATTTCTAATGAGTAATCATCATGTTTATCAACTTTAATTTTTTTAAGTGTTGATTTATGATTTGTTTTTTTTGTTTTATAAAAAACATTACCATTTTCATCGATATAATCAAATTCGAGTGTTGTGTTATCGCTAGCTTTTATAATTTTATATGTTCTCCAGCGCAGATTTTTAACCTCCTGCGTTATTTCGCCATGAACTAATGAATCGGCTAGGGTGCCTTGTAAGTGTCGTCTTTCTTGGTTTGTTCCGTTATCAGTTGTTTCACCATCTTGGCTAAAAATATTTTTTTCAACATTTGAAAATGCAAATGTAATTGCAGCAATTTTATTTTTAAACCAATTTTTCATAATCTTATTACTTAATTAAATGTTTATATTTTTCTAAATTATTTAGAATATATTTTGGATATGTATCGTCAATTTCAACAACTGTTAAATTGCTTCTAAAAAATGGGTCAATGTTATTATCAATATTGCTATCTAAATGTGATAAAATATGACTATTAACCATGTCTCTAGCAGAATATGATAATATTTTTGTTTTTACCATTTCTTTACCACCCTGAAAACTAAAATGCCAACCACTATTTTCAATTTTTGTAGATAATGATTCATCACCTCTAACTTCATTAAACGATAAATGTTTAATGTTTTTATAATATGAAATTTTTGAACCATACCAATCTCTTTGTTTTAACACATTAATATAATAATAGTAAGTTGTTTGATTTAGTGAATATATCTTGTCATTAATTTCAAGATTTTTTAATATTTCTAGATTTGGTATTTCATCGGCATCAGATATTATAATAATATCATCATCAGAACAATTTATTAGTGGTCTACGTACTGATTCTTTTTGAAAAAAATCTCTTCCGTAATCTGGTTGTGTCAATCTGTTAAATCTGTTTGTTTGTTTTTCAATAAATTGATTAATTTCAGTTAACGCTTTATCTTCGCTATCTACTAAATTAACAAAATCATTTGGTGTGTCATATACTTTATATGATATAATTTTATCTAAAAATTTTGAAAATCTTTCTTTATTTTCTTCAAAATAAAATGGTTTTTCAACACCTGAGTGTGTTACGCTAGATTCAACAATTACAAAATAATCAACATAATCATATAACGTATTTAACCTAATTTCAAGGATATCTAATTCATTAAAAAAATTAAAACAATCGTATATCTTACCCATATTAAATTATATTT